GCGTTCTTGTTTGTTGAAATTGTGTAGTTGTTAGATATAGTCTGTGAGTTTTCATAGATACATCCGTCAGCTACTGCTGAAGCTACACCTGTTAAACTACTACCGTCACCTGTGTAAGATGTTGCACCTAAAGCTCCTGTTGCAGAGTTAAAGGTTAGATTACTACCACTCTTAGGTGCTAGGTCTCCAGTTGCTGCTGTAACAAATACAGGAAAACAAGTTGTGTCTGATGACTCATCTGCTACTGGTATAGTAGAAGTGTTGATAGAGTTTGTAGATGCTGCTGTAATACGCCCTTGAGCGTCTACAGTAATAGCAGGGATAGCTGTTGCTGATCCATAACTACCAGCACTTACTGATGTGTTAGCAATTTTTGCAGCAGTCACTGCATCATCAGCTATCTTGGCTGTAGTTACATTTGCATCTACAATAGAAGCTGTTACTACGGCACTGCTAGCTAGCTGATCTGCACCGATTGCATCGTCTGCCATTTTAGCTTGTGTTACTGCATCATCTGCAATCTTTGCTGTTGTTACTGCATTACTTGTAATCTTAGCAGCTGTAACTGTACCGTCGCTTGGTGTACCAATGTTTACGGTACTACCCATAACAATAACAAAATAGTCTGTACCTGCTGCTGGAGCTGATCCAGTCGGTAGTTGTACAGTAGCACTGTTTAGTGAAAAGCCTTCTGTTGCTCTAGCTGTACCAGCGTTAGGTTTTTGTATGACGCCATTAATACTCAATAAAATCTGTTGTGCACTCGTTGGAGCATTAGATAATGTAAAGTCAATACGATTGCCGTCAAATGCTTCTGCAAACGTAGAGATAAAGAAATTACCAATAGATTGTACTTCTTCAAAAGCATTACTTGTGCCATTAAAGACTAACATCTTACCTGTACTTGTATTAAAGAACAAGTCTCCAGAATCGTTATTAGATGTTGGGTTACTAGAACCTACTCTGTATCTTTCGTTAAAGTCATTTATGTCTCCACTTAAACCAACTAGGTCACTTTCTGGTAGTGTAGCTTTATGATAATTATATATCTGACCAGAGCCAGTTGATGTTACTATAAGACGTACACCACTAGCTATAGTAGAACTATGAAAGTTAGATGGTATTCCGTTTATAGTTACTGTAGCTCCACCTACAGTTCTACCTGTTGTACTAACACCACTAGCGTTTACAACTACACCAGCTGCGTCTGCTATACTAATAGTAGCACCAGACTGACCTTGTGTATTAGGAAAGGATACTTCGTCAGCTATAGCTGTAAAGCCACCAAATGTAGAAAGCTGTAAAGCGACGTAATCAACAATAGCACCAGAAGTTGGTAGCTTAGTATCATCATTTGTAACTGTAGTTTGTTTTAAGTCGCTAGCTAATTTTGCAAGCGTTACATTGCTATCAGCTATTTTAACTGTTGTTACGTTAGCATCTGTAATTTTAGATGTTGTAACAGCGTCAGATGATAATTTTGCATCTGTAACGTTTGTGTTAGCAAGCTTTGCTGTAGTAATTTGACTATCTGCTATATGAGCAGTATCAATAGAACCATCAACATAATGCTCTGAATCAATAGAATTATCAGCTATCTTTGCGTTTGTAACTGCATCTGCTGCAATATCAGCTGAAGCGATTGAAAGATCTACAATGTTAGCACTAGCAACAGTTATATCTGTAGGTAATGTACCTCCAGCTAGCTTTGCCATTGTTACAGCATTGTCAGCTATTTTACCTGTTGTTACTGCACTATTTTCTATTTTAGCTGTAGTAACATTACTGTCTTTTATTTTAGCTGTAGTAATTGCACCATCTTTTATTCCAGATGTTATTACTGTTTGATTCTGTTCTTCTTGTGCAGCGAACAGTAGCTGCTTATTATTGTTGTTAAGATCGCCTGCCTTAACTGAGGAGCCTGCTGTGTAGGTTGCCTTAGCAGTGTCTACGTCTGTATCACGATAGATACGTATTGCAGCTGGGTTTGCTGGTATGTTGCCTGATGTAAAGACAACATTACCGCCACCTGTTGTTGTGTAGCCGGTTATGTTATAGTGAGTACTGGTCGTCTTTACGACACCATCTACCTCTACTTTAACGTCAGCTTCTTTGAGGGAAGGAAAGGAAAACGCCTTCGTAGCGTTCCCGTCTCCTGTATAATCTACGAAGGTTGTTGCCATTTATTTAAAATTCCTATGGTTTATACTGTGGTCCGACACCAGCTTGTTCACATTTTCCAGTTTTTGGGTTTCTAGAAAAACCAGAAGGGCAAGGTTTCTGATTTTTAGTAGATTTTATTTTACCTTTTTCGTCAATAGTTTCTGCCATTTATTTGTACATTGTGAGTAGTGTAGTTTGAAGTTGTTTCTGGAGTTGTTTCTCTTTTTCAAGTCTTTGCTCTTCTATAAGATCTCTGGCTATGTCTGTATTAGACACCTTACGCCAAGCTCTTCTACGAGCTGAGTTAAATAACTTTTCTATTTGCCTATTGTGGTAGTAGTCTCCAGCACTATAGTCTCCACGTTGTCCTGATTTTATATCTTTATACATTTGCTCTAGTGAAGCTATTGCTTTAGGATCTTTCGACAACTTTAGAAGTTTAAGTTCTAGATTTTCCATACCAAGAGCTTGTTGAAATAAAGATCTTACTTCAGCATTGTCAGTTAAGTTAGTACCGTCAGGGGCATAATATGTAGATAATCTCATATCATAACCACTATTAAATAAGAATTTTCTACCTTCACTTTGCTCTAAATTTAAAGATATAGGACTTACAGCATTAAATGCTCTAGTCATAAAGTCCCAATCTTTTATCGGAGAGTTAGGTTTTAGTATATCATATTTAATAGATAATTCTTTTTCACCAGCAATCTGTTCAGTAAGTAGGTTTCTATTACGTATAGATTCTATAACACCTGAGTTAATTTCACGCATATATGGTGTAAATAATCTACCAAGTTCGTTACGTAAACCAGATAGTGGTACAGTATTATTAAGTAGTGAACCTACTATACGCTGTCCTTGACCGGGTTTAGCAGCAAATAAATCAACAAAGGATTGAAGTCCAGCTAAATAAGATTTACTTGTAACAGACTGTGCTACTACAAGAGATATTTTACCTAGTTGATTTTCAGTCCACTCTTCACCCATAAGTTCACTGGCGTCACCTACATCAGCGATTGTAGACATGATAAGGTTAAATGGTTCTACTGAATCATAACCTACACGTACACCACCTATATTAATTGTGCGTGGCTCCCATTTTCCATCTAGCCATACTTGTCTTGTTTGTCTATCTACTGGTCCGTTACCATGAAGATCACCTCTCATCCAAGCTTGTGTAGCCATAAATACTACAGCAGCACCCATTGCAAATCTACCTGTTTGTAACGCTTTAGCATTAGCTAGTTCTTCTGGTGTAAATATACCATACTTTGATACATTACTTAGATCGTTAGGATTAGCAAATGCTATATCATTAAATTCTTTAACTAAGAAATTAAATCCGGGTGTATGCTTACCTGTAAGATTTAATCCATTTACACCTGTTCTTGCAAACAAGAAAAAGGGTTTAGCCATAGGTGTAGCTGTAAAGACATCATTAAGACCTTTTGTAAAGCCTGTAAGTTCTTGAGTAAGAGTAACCTCTTTACGAGCAAACTTTGTAGCTTCGTCTATAATATTACCTTGATTGTCAAATACTTGTGAGTAAAAGTCATCTTCGTAAGCTTTTAGTAACTCTGGTGTAATCTCAGGTAACTCAATGCCATTGTTTTGCATATCAAGAACACGACGCATAGCTTTTTCACGCATCTTAGCTCTACCTAAAATGTAAGCAAATGAATCATCAGTAGCTGCCATTAATTTAGTAGAGTAACTAAACATGTTACTGTTGTTCATATTACGTGCCATGTTAGCTAAAGCAAATGCAGCTCTTTCGCCGTCATCAGCTCTACCACTGTCTTCTGCCCAACGTCTAAGTATTTCCCAGTTAGCGTCACCTTTTGTATAATCAGAATAACGTGTTTTAATATTACTTAAATCACCTTTCCAGTATGAATTTAGTCTAGTTCTAAATAGCTCAAACGATTCTGGTATAGCATCTACTAAAGCGTTTGTAGCTGCAAGACTTGAACGAACTGTAGCCGAATCTCCAGTAAATGGGAATCGTATAATAGCACCAAGTGCAGTTGCTAGAGGTCTTGAGAATGTTGCAGTTGATGTACCCATAATTGCTCGTAGTGGAGTTTTAGGTCCAGATAGTATACCATGAGTCATAACTCCCTCAAGCTCTCTTATAAGAGCACCGGTACGATTTATACCACCTTCTTGAAGTGGTCCACCTTTTAGTATTGTTCTAGCCCATCTGTCAAAGTCTTCTAAAGTATTTAAATCTTTCATCATAGAGAATGACTCAAATAATGCGTTCATTAAATCATCACTAGGATCTTCTTTGGCTATCTTAAGCATTGTCATAATTGACTCTCTCATGTCAACCATTTCTTCTGCAATCGCATCTTCTACAGCTTTTTTAGATCCTTTACCAGCACTTAAAGCTCTAAATGAATCAGATTTTACAAATCTAGCTTTCTTAGTTTGATATAATGCAGTCAGCATAGTATCAACAATTTGTTTAGCTGGTCCATCTATGTCTGCTAAATCAACTAAATCTGCTATTTCACGACCAGCAATACCTGTATCTCGTAACTGTCTAAGTAATGTACCAGATATTAGATCAGCTATCACTACGTTTTTAGATGTCCATACTTCGACACCATCAATAATATCAGGCTGAGCTTCTAGTAATTCTTTTAGATATTCATTAGCAGACATATCGGCAGCATTTCTACCTTGTGTAATACGTTGATGTGCTTCAACTGATTCTTTAAATGTCTGTGCAAGTTTAACTCTATCACCTTTTGCAGCTTCTAAGTCTTTAGCAAACTTATCACTACTAACAAGTCCTTTATATATACGTTCTATTTGAGCTACATCTGTACCAGATTCTTGTGCAATACGTTCACGTTCTAATGGTGTAGTTACTGAACCGGTTGAACCTTCTTCAGATCCCCATTCATTACGTGTTCTAGATAATTGCTCTTTAGCTGTTTGTGGTTCAACTTCTGTTATATGTGCACCTTGTTGTGGTTGAGATATAGGAGCATTTTTATCTGCTCTAAACTGTGCTTCGCCACGTCTTAGCTGTGCTAAACCGTTTTGTACAGTTTGATCTTTTAAGCTTTTATTTCTAGCTTTGATAGCTTCTATAGCTGGATCAGCTCCCTTTTTAAGGGTATATAGTAAACCATCAAAAAAGAGACCTATTCCCATACCTTCTACAATGTTTTTTATTTTCATCATAACAGGATGGTCAGTATCCTTTGTAGCTAATGGTGTATCAAACCAGCCATATCTGTCACGCAATGCACCCATAGCATTTTGACCGTCTGATTCTTTAGATACAAGATCAGTAGCGGCTCCTAATGCAGCACCTCTTACAAAGTTAGCTTTAGTCAGAGCTATTAAGCCTGCTGGTAAAGTAACAATACCTGTAGCTGCGGCTCCTTTTGCCGCTAAAAGCGCAGCGGCAGACATGGAACCGAAGTGAACTAAAGATCTAAGTTGTTTACCCCACCAAGTTTTTGTTTCGATAGGGTTATCATATCCTCCAAAAGGAGTCCAGTCAGGTTTATACTCACCAAACTCCTCCTTTTCTTTTTGCATTTGTCCAGACAAAGCATCAGCTGTACGCTCTGGAAATGTAGCGATAGACGATGCTGTATCTTGTAATCCGCCAGACAAGATAGATTGACCTTCTTTTATAAGACCTTGCAGTCCTCCGATGCCTTCTTCTACGTTTCGAGGATCTTCTTGAATAGCTGCATCGGATTGTTCTTGTGTTTGTAAAGCTTCTTGTTCACGTGCCTCGTTTAGAAGTTGTAATTGGTAAGCATCACTAGAGGACTGATTAGTTGCCTCATCCTCTTCTAAATTATTAAATTGATTTGAGTCCATAATTTTATATTAAATGGCTTGTAGTTGTAATGCTCGTACGTTTGCACGTCTGGTTTGTTCTGGAGATCCGCCTAGATCATCGAAGTCTTCCTGAGTCTTATCTGGATTCTTTTCAAGATATGTTGCTAAATCTTTTTGATATGTTTCAATTTCGTTTAAAATAGCCGCACTTACATCAGCTTGCATATTTTGGAATTGACTCATAGGCATACCTTTTAGATTTGGAAAAAACTGAAGCACTGTTGCCTGTTCTGCCTCGCTGAGTCCTGTTAAGCGTTTCCAATCAAGTACTCCTACATCAGTACCATCTACAATATTAGCACCCATGATACCGTTACTATCATTGGCTTGTAAATACATTAGACCGAAAGCTGCAAAGTCTTGGGTATTTTCGTCGAAAGTTGCATCACGATCTAATATGCCGGCGTCTACTAATCTAATCATGTCTTTTGCAGATATTCCGTATAAGCCAAAATTAGTACCTTCGCCTGACTTAGCCTTATTATAAGCATCTTCTACAGTAATGTTTTGTGGACCGGGACCAAAGAAAGCTCCTAATTTTTTTACAAAACCTCTCCCCTCGTAAGAATCAACATTACGACCTTTTTGCCTCAGTGTTAGTAAAGCGTTCTTAGCTTGTGGTCCATTAAGTCCGCCTTCTTTATTACTATATAAAAGTATATTTTTACTAGCTCTAGGTTTTACAAATAAGTATTTTAGCTCTTCTTCATTTAAGTTAAATATATCTTCTGGATTTTTGTCCGACACAAATTTCATGGTTTTTTCATCGTACACGTCCATAGCTGTAACTCTAGACATGATATATTGATGAGGTGTCATACCGGCAGCTGTTGCTAACTTTTTAATATAAGTTGGAATGTTTGATGGAAGAAAACCTTTTCCCATATAATCTTCAATATATTCATCTAAGTATCGTTTTTCATATACTGAATTAACTTCCTTATTATTCATCCATTTATCTACATTATTTGTTAGTAATGTAACTTCTGCGTCTCTGTCTTCTGGTAAAAGTGGTCTTAGTTTATCTCGTTCAGATATAAACTTCCCTGCTACTAAATCATTAAGTACCTGTGGGTATAATTCTTCAACAAGAGCATCTATATTTGCATTATCATCTTTAGCTTTTGCTTCTAAAACTTGTCTTGTTAATTCAGCTTTAGCCTTCTCAATCTGTGTATTAATTGTAAGTGGTGTATCTTTATTTTGTGTTGCACTTCTGTAAGCATTTTCCCAATCTCTTTTATTTATAGAACCAACTGCTGCTACGTTATTAGCATAAGAAAACCTGTCTTCAATAGTCTCATCGCCTTGAAGAAATCCGGGTATCGGAAGATTCGTAGATAAACCACGTCTTCTTAACTCATTATTAAATTCTGTAACAAAGTGTAATTGCTGACCGGGTTTTAGTCGATCTTGATTATTTTCTGCTAAAAAGTCTCTAACTTTTGTTTGCATAACTTTGTTTATATCAGAATAAACTTCTGAGTTAGTATCAGCTATGTCAGACTTATACTTCATAAAAAACTTTTCTGCTGCTTCAACACCTTTAACTTTAGTATTTATAAATCCGGTAACTTCTTTTCCGTTTTGGCTTCCATCTATAATCTTAGCGTCGTTTAAGAAATACTCAACATCTTCTATTCTAATTGTATTTTTAAGATTTGGGTCGCCATCTAAAATATCAATCATAAAAGTAACAGCTTCACTACGATTAGTTACAGTAGGGTTTCTTAGTATAAGTACCTCTAGTAAATTGTCAAAGTCACCTGTATGCTGTATTTCTTTGACACCTTGATCGTTTGTTACTTCAGCTTGTCGTGTAAATGTTTCAAATATGTCAGCTTTGTTATTTTTCTTTATATTTTGTTGAACAATCTGAGGTCGAATAGTTTTCCACGCATTTACTTGATTATCGTTTTCCTTTATAAGAGAAGGTAATAATTGTGTATCAATATAGTTCTGAACTTGACGAGAGTTAATATCAAAACCAGCTACACCTAGTTCATAGTAAACATCAGTAAGAATGTCTCTAATAGCATTATCACCAACCAGTTGAGCATCTGCTAAAGTAGACTTACTTAACATATAATTTTTTTCAGCTACAGAATTAAATGTAGAAACAGCAACATTATCAAATTTTTTTGTTGCATCACCAAATTTAATCTCTTCTCCTGTAGGAAGAACATTTTGATTTAATAAATCTAAAGCTATCTTTTTTTCTGTTGGATTACCTTCACGAACTAATGTTTTTAACTGGTCTATTCTTGCTGCTTCTTCTAGTTTTAATATATCACTTAATTTACCACTTACTCTTGATAGCTCTTCCTGATTTACGTTTTTATACTTTTTAAGTTTTTCTCGTGACTCCTTATCAGCATTACGCTTTTGAGCAAGAGTAGCACCAGCAGCAGTAAACTGTTCTAAACCAGCAATATTATCCCAAAGATTATTATGCCTTAAATTCTCTATATCAGTAACGGCGGCAAACATATCTTTAAGATCTTCTTTATGTTTTTCGTTACGTTCTTCTGCACTTGCTGTAAGATCAGGTGCAGTATTAGCGTAGTTACTAACCGGTAACTTAGGAATTTGATCCCTAGGTGTACCGATTACGGTTCCGAATGATGATGTCATACAACCTCCATGTCAACGTCAATCTTGTTATAGTCTACAGTTAGATAACCTTCTGGATGTATACCTACAGCCATAGGATTAATCTTAACGACATCTTGAGCCATAGCTCCACGATAACGTGTACCATCACCTTTATATCTAAACTCGTATATCTTATAACCTTTAGGTGATATACCAACTTTTTTGATGTTATCTTTTAATCTACGGTCAGAAAGAATACCACCAATGTTTGATAGTGGTCCTGTACCATTGGCACCACCCCAAGCTCCTAAACCATACAAACTTGCTCCAATACTTAAAGCTGTTGTACCAATTTTTAACGCACCACCAAGTCTGTTTGTTGGAGGCATCATAACAGGTGCACCATACTGTGGAACTAAGCCTAGTGCTTCTCTTGCTTCAGAATTAGCCATTGCAAACTTACGTCCAGCTCCTTCTTGTACATATGCCATATTTCTTCCGAGTAGTGTATCTACAACACTTTCAACTTCATTTGTTTTCTGTAATAAGGTGAGGTATTTATTGCGTCCAAATTTTGTAGAACGTCCTCCTTCATTAACTTTTTGAGATGCTAAGAAAGCTTTGGTAGCGTCTTCTATTGCAGATCTACCTTTACCTATTGTCGATACTACTTGAGCATAAGCATCACTAATATCTTTAGTGTATCCTATAACATTGGTGTTTTGTGCTATTTCTAACTGGTTTTCCTTGCCATAATATCCAGTCTTAGCAGCACCAAATGCAGCATCTTTATTAGCTTTTTCTAGTCTTGCGGCTTCTCGTTTGTCCGCATTAAGATCCATGCACACGGCAAAATTCTATAAATGTTAAATTGTTTGGCCCGTGTTTTAACTTACGTAAAAACTTGAAACCTAGAAACCTTAGCAGTTTTAAATGCACAGTGTTTCTTATATCAACTATATTCCAAAGGAGGGGCTCAGGTCGGCTATCGACATACCGCTTTGCCTCTCTTGCGAATGTAATTGGGTATCGGTGAATATCAGGAGTGCAGAGCATCCATATATTACCATCTTCTCCTACTCCGGCCATGCCAGCAGTCTTGCCGTCAGGCACTGTGAAATACACGTAGGATGGGTTTGAAGACATCAGAGAAGGAAGAAGCATAGGATCTATCCCATGGCCTTCTTCGACCTCTCTGCGGTCATCTGGACGGAGATTAGAGGCTACCTCTGTAGCAGCCTCCAGTGTAATTGGGTGTATGTATTTAGCCACGTCTATAATATTTGGGTGAGTAATCACCTTCCCAAGACAACGCACGTAAAGTCGCTGGTGCGGGATGTGATGATTTTAACGTAACGTCTACGTTTGTGTTCTTTTCATATACAGGAATTGTCTTAATAAACTCTTCTAGATATGGTGCATCAGAAGCATCATACTCATCAAGTTCAGTTGACTCGTATACTTCGGTATAATCATTCTTACCTATACGTTCAAGTGTAGTTTCATATAGACCTATTTTACCAAAATGTAATTTTATTCTGTGTAAAACTAAGGAAGCAGTAATATCTGATTTAGTACGATTACCTTCTTGTTTAGTCAAATAAAATGTAGGAAACTTAACTTCGTATGGATAAATATATCCTATAGTAAGCGTAGCACTTGACCAGTCTCCCGGTACTGTAAAGCTAGTAGTACTTGTACTTGTAGGCTTTGCATATCTTCCAAGTCGTACAGCGTTAGCATTTGTATCAATAATTACTAAATCATGATTAGGTGTTGTTACACTTGGTAACCAACTGACGCTGCTAAAGGTTGTAAGATTTGTAGATGCACTATAACTTCCACCACTTATAGTAGTATAATTATCGACGTGTAATAGAAAATCAACTTCATCTTGAGTTATACTAGGATCTGATGTAGTCTGTACAATTTTAATACACTGTAAAAAGTTGTCAGTATCTAAAAAGAAGTACTCATCATTAATAATAAAATGATACAGTAATGGGTTGTTGAGCTTCCACTTAAACCATGCAGCTTGCTGTCTTTGGTCAGAGACTTGAAAGTATTTATAACCATAAACAATATCAGAGTCTGTTTTACCTAGTAGAACAAGCGAGTTCTCTCTTGAATTAGTTAGTAAATCAATATTTTTAGGTAATAAAGTAGGGACAACTTTAGTCACCTCAACAACACTAGGTTCACCTTCTCTTTGAGTATTAGCCATTTCATTAAAGCGGCTAAACTTACCAGAGTTATCAACGTAGGCTATTGTTGTACCTAGAGATATTGGTGGTATAGTTTCATTATAGTTATATGTAGATATGCTACGTAGTTTAGCTGTTTCTGGATTAAGTACTGTATCGTCAGATGCAAGTAAGAATTGTTGATTAGTGCTAAATATGACTAGACCTGTATTAATCTCTATACCATCAAATAGTTCAGATGGAAATATAGAAGCAGCTGATATATCTATAGGATCTGCTGCTCCAATAGTAAGAGCTGACTCAGCAAAAAAATCAGGAGTACCAAATGTACCCGGTCTAGATGTTATTACATTTTCCCCTGCTAATAAAGCTAATCTATTCCGAAAGAATAGCACTTTATTGATACGTTTACCTACAAACGAAGGTAGAGGATTAGTTAAATCATCTCCTACTCGTCTATCTTGATATGTAAACTGTTTAACAGTAAATGTGGTTGTAGCTGTACGTTGTATAACCAACGGCATATTAGTTAAGGACTTAGCTATGCCCGGTTTTGCACATTCTGACCATGAACCAGTACCATCCCTGTTATTCTCTCCGTCAAATCTTAGATAGTAGTCATCCTCTTCTGCCATTCTAGCATTAGCTATTTTGACTATAAATCCATGTTTGCATTGACTCGGTAGATTTTGCACATCGTTTACAGAAGCTTGAAAGCATCGCATTAAATCTTCTTCTACAACCTCTACACTAAATGGGTTACTGCTAGATAAATATATACCCGGTCCTATAACTTTACCAGTTACACCACTAGGCAGTTCAGCAATAATACCACCAAGAATAGTATCAGTAGTTACAGCTGTATCAGCATCAAAAGGTGTAGGTTCTGGTCTTACAAGACCGTCTCCATTAGACGAAACTGTAGCATTAACATTAGTGGCTTCGTGATCCTCTACACGTATAGTATAGTTAAAACCTTCCATTGTTACAGTAGCTGTGTCACCTGTAACCCAACCTTCACCACCATGTAGTAGTACAACCTCTCTATTGTAGCTACATCTGTAGTTATTACCACCCGGTCCAGAAGTATTAGCACTATAGTTAGGGCTAACACCTTGCTGACCTAAAGTATTAAGTCTAAATATTAAATTTGTTTTACTACCAGAGTCTACACTAAATACTTCTGTACCTATACCGGGACAGTCCCCTGTACCATCACCTTCAGCGAGTGTATCACTTGATATTTTAATACGTGTAGCTCGGTTTAATGTAGTAACAGCTGTACCATTATTTATATTAACACCATACTGTCTACCATTTTCTGTACGTAAGAGTTCTATAAACCCGAAGTGAGCATCTGGTGTAGCATCTGTAGTTCCCGTTGTCCCAATGAGAGTGTTAGCATTAGTAGTATCACGACTGGAAATAAAAGTTGTATCATTGATTGTAAGTGTCTGTATATTTTCTGGTGTACTTGTAGCCAAATAGTTCTGTATAGCTGTCTGTCCGCCTGTTCCGTAGGCTGTAGTCATTTGTGTACCGTCACTGCAACGCCATACACGTACTTGACCATCAGCTGCTATCTGTCCTATATATGATCCTTCTGTCTCATCACGAAAGTAATGAAACCACGAACCACCACTCTGTACATTAGCTAGGGGAGTTGTGCCTACTCTTTTAGCACCCGGTCTTTTAAATAGACCCTTTGTTATGTCTGGTATTGCGTTTGTTACCTCTGTTACCTGACCGGGAAATTTAAGCTGGTCAGGCTGTTCTGACATTCCTAGTGAGTATTGAGGGATAGTTTGTGTTATGCTTGCCATTATCGTCTAAGGTTTCTCCAAGGTTGATAGGTTTGGTATGCAGAATCGTCTTCAAATCCAAACATACTATGGTCTCCCTGATTACATTCATACTCCATAAGAGCAGCTCTTGATAAAGCTTCTTGTTGAGCTAGTAATTTTACAAGGTTAGGGTTAGATACTAATTTTGTAGCAGCAACTCTAGATGCTCTATAAACTACGTATCGTCTAAATATAATAGGTAAGTCTTCAAAATTGTATAATCTAACAACATCAAGATCTATACTATCTACATCTGCAAACTCATCAGTATGATCTATCTTATCATATAAAAAACCATTACGACGTACGAAGTCATAAGGTCTGCGAGCCTGATTATCATGCAAGTCCATAGATAATATATCATTACCTATTGTTATTTTATGAGTAACAGAATCGGGTGTAAACTTTATATGTTTCTCTGTGTTAAAATGCCACCCCTCTGCTTGCGTGTCTACGTTAGCATCACGGAGTAGGTTGTATATTAATGATACCTCTGGGTTATCAAAGTTAAGAGTTGTTAAAGGTGATTGACCTATAGCCCCCAGTATATTGTTTACTGCGGATAGTTCTGTATCGAGGTCAATAGTTGTGGTTGCCATAAGAAAAAAGGGGAGCCGAAGCCCCCGTATAAAAATAAAAATTAACCAAATGCTGTTGGTGCAGTTCCTGTTCCAGCGAACAGTTCTACAGCAGCAGCTGGGTTTAAGAAGTCTGCTCCCATAGCAAGTCTTCCGAGGATTACATCACCTTGGTAAACCACTGAGATGTCTCCACTTGTTACTTGAACTTGTGGGCCGATTGCTTCTACAACACCGGCAGCTTCTTTCTGGAAGATAAGTCCACATGAGTTGTTGAACTTAGCTTCTTGTCCGTAGTCGTTTACGGTAACGTTGTGATCGTCACCCATTGCTTCACCTACGAAAGAGCCTGAGTTTCCAGGGTCTGTTACACCGGGACTTGTTGCAGATGCAGCTCCGTACTTAGTACCAAACTTGCCAAAGAAAGGAATGTTCATTGACTTGAAGATCTTGATTCCAGCGATTTCAACGATGCCATTACCTGTTTGTAATGAGTCACCTGTTTCGTCTCTGTTGATAAGACCGTTAGAACCTGTCTCTTGGATAAGTTCGTAGTACTGTCTTGGGTTAAGTACACCTACTCTACCTTCACTAGAAACTCCTTTTTCATCTAGTGCAGCAGCTGCATCGTAGAAAGCGTTGATTAGTGAAGTAGCAACGTAAGCATCAGCACCAGAGTTGTTTGTTCCTACTCTGATCTGTGTACCACCGGGCTCTACAAAGTTAGTCTTTGTAATTGGGCTAGCTTTTCTAGCAGCCTTAGCGATAGCTCTGAAGATTTTTCTGTCGTACTTTTCAGCTAGTGCATAGCCAATCTTACGAGAGATTTCACCACGTAGATCGTAGTGTGCTAGTGTCTCGTCTAGCTCATAGACAAATGCTGAACTGATTAATAGGTCATCGCATGTAATTGTCTTTTCAGCTACTGGAGGTGCTCCGTCGGAGTTACCTAGTATGCTGTTGCCGGGTGTATGATACTCGGCTGTTGTTCTACCGGTGTAGATGAACTGAAGACTCTTCCCGTTTGTTAGGGTTCTTTTCATTACAAGGTCTCTAGCGATTGTGTTACGCTGGAAGCCTTTAAACATCTCACCGCTGAACAACTTTAAAAATAGTGCTCTGCGTTGTGTAGTATTAGCAGCCGCACCATTATTAGCACCGGGGCTAGTTAAAGCTGTGGTTAATGTGCTGTTCTGTTGTGCCATTGTTATGGATTGTTAAAGATTGATATTGCTTTGTACAAATTTTTTCTCGAGATTTTTGTAGGTCTATCCCTACCGTCTAGACGGCTTGAGGT